CCCTTTTTCAGGATGTCTTTTATGGACATTTCGACCATCTTGATACCTTCAAGACGACCCATCAGAAACCGATAGCGCTCCATATCAGAAATGGAACCGCCTAACACGATCTGTTCCGTGTCGGCCTGCAGCTTACGGATTTCCTTCAGCATTCGTTCTGTCGTTTCTAGCATGGTCATAGTCCATGAAAAGCAGGTGGTTTCAGCCCCACCCGAAGGCTTGTCGTAAGTAGCTACTTACTTCTTTTTCTTTTTACGCGATTTTCCAGCTTTTGACAAGGCTATTGCGATGGCTTGCTTCTGTGGCTTGCCCGCTTTCATCTCAGTTTTGATGTTTTCACTGATTACCTTGCGGCTTTTCCCTTTCTTTAGCGGCATTGACTGCGAGCCTCCGTACGTCTTGTTGTTCCATAAGCCCGGCACGCTCACGTGCGACATTGGCTCGTTCTTGTGCAATCGCTAACTGACTGTCAATACGGTCCTGATTCGCCTGCAGGTTGGCTTGAATCTTCTGCTGATCCAAGGCCAGCTTCTGCTGGTCAATCTGGTTGTCCATCTGATTCTCTTGCGCACGCATCTCCAGTTCTTGCTTCTTCAGCTCCACTACAGGATCCGGTTGGCCACCGCCGCCCATCAACTGGTTCTGCAGATCGCGAACTTCTTGCATGTACTGCGCAACTTTCATTGCAACCATGCCTTCTTTCTGAATCGCAGAGATCATCTTGTCTGGATCTACGCCATACGCCTTGAACAATTCGGCTTCGACGTCCTCTTCAGCCTTCAAACGCACGTGTTCCAAGACATGCTTCTGCAATGTCATTGCAGCCTGCGGCAACGCTTGCAACATCGGCGACATGCCCATGATCAAGTGCGACGCAATGTGCGCATCATGCTGCTGACCGGCAAACGCCTTCAATTCCATCATATCCAGAATGTCCGCATTCTCCTGTGCAGGATCCTTCGGCATCTGTGAGTTCTGCGGACGCAAGATTCCGTCAATGTCACGCACGTTCAACGCCGCATAGACACGGTAGAACGCTTCGTACATGTTGTGCATCTGCGGCGCAGACTGTGCGAGCTGCAGCTGGGTTTGTGCAAGGGTAATACGCTGCGCAGTCGAGAAGATGTTCGGGTCGGCAACCGGCAGCACTGCCACCATGTTGTCAAAGTCCTGCTTCTTGATCTTGCGTGACGCGCCCGGAACGTCATACGGATACTCATCCGGAAGATATTCCGAAAATCCGCGTGCCAGCATCTCAAATTCGAGCTTCTGTGCGTAATGCAAGCGCTTGTGAATGGCCGACATGACCATTGAGCCACGTTCCAACAGCGCAATCGTCGTTCCGACCGCCGCTTGCTGGTTTGAATCGCCCACTTGCATGTCTGCAATGCTCGCCAAACGGCGACCTGCATCGACCGTAAAGCCCAACAACGCAAACAGCGTCTGAGACGGCTCTTTGTACGGCAACGGCAGCAGTGAAGACTTAATTTCAGCGCCACCGACGTCAATATCACGCCATTCGCCCGGCTGATGCGGACGATCGTCGTCAGAAATGCGCGCGCCCTTGGCTTTGAAGCCCGCAGGCAGGTTTGCAAGCGTCCCTGCGTCCAAAAGTTGGCGCAATGCAGACGTTGCAGCCTTAGAAAGACCGCCAATCAGGTGAACAAAGCCCAAACCATACGCGCCAGGCCCTTCGACCAGCACATAATGGACAAAATACTCAATGCGGAGCTTCAATTCGTCGTTTTCACGCCAGTTACGACGGATTCCAACGACCTGACCGCTGCTTTCTTCGACCGTTACAACGTACGGGAGCTTGATTCCGGTGTAATTTCCGTCTTCATCGCGATCTTCAAAGCCTTCCAAGTCCAAATCAACGTGGAATTCCAGCAAAAACACCTCATCGGTGTTGTTTGCAGGCTCCAAACCGACCACACGGTCGATTCCGTCCTGAATTTCGCTGACATTTAACGGGTCTTGGTCCTCGGAAATCCCATAATCAATGTATTCACCCGACCAAACACGCTTTTTGAAGTCGTTTGCGTACATCGCAATGCGATGCGTGATCCGTGGACACTGGCTCATGACGCTTGAACCGGTGTACGGGATGTACAAATCGTCCGGAAGGACCAGTTTGGACACCATCCGACCCAGCGTCGTGTCGTAATACGTCTTCTTAAAGACTGAACCACCATAGCCCAAGTACCACAGCGCCTGATCCATCTCCGGCGTGTACTCGGCCATGACCGTAGTCAACTGGTAATTCATGAAATCTTGCACGCGAGCAGCCTGTTGGGCCTTGTCCAACGTCTCTTTGCCCACGGTTTGCGTGCGGACAGGGCCGCCTGCTGGCATCAGTTCCTTAAACGCCTGCGCTTGGAACTGAACAATGGCCTCCGACAACATCGGATGGACCGCGCCTGACGCGCCACGGAACGGCTGCGTGCGCTCTTCGATCTTCAGGCCCAGCAACTCCAAGCCCTTGGTGTACTGGTTTTCCCATTCTTCACGGGACGCCTTGTCTGACTCGTAGTAATCCTGCAAGTCCAGACTGATCATGGTCAACGCGTCCGGATCTGCGACCGCCGCCAGGTTGGCGTAGAAATCTACATCGCCAGACTCGTCTTCACCGATCTCAACCGTAGCACTGCCATCATCTTCAAGGACGATTTCGACTTCCGGATCCTCGATGTCGTTGACGATCAGCTCAAGGGCCGGGGCTTGGTTGACTGCTTTATCTACTGGCATTTCTGGTTACCGTCTTGCTTTATTTCGACCACGCGGATTCGGAGTATGTACTTTACGCCCTTCTGGGACAAAAGTCTTTACTCCCGCTCTCTTTAGTGCCTCGTCCACTTCCGCTTTGGAAAGACCTTTTAACAGGTCATATTTGTTGCCGAGGTTAAGCTCGGTGCGGTAGTTGTGCAACACGCCTAACTCATCAAGGCCCCAAGCAAGGTGACGCGCCGCCCCGTAAAGATCACGGATCCCACCACTCGGCTTATCAAAGTCGTAAACATCTATCAAGTAAATATTGCCATCCGCGTCCTGCCGCAACGTAGCCCCACCGATGGATCTAGCGGCATCTTGCACGCGACTGCTGCGGTCCTCTTCGGTCATTGCTGCACGAGCCTTGGAACTGCTTACCGAACCACGGGCCGTGGCGCCTGAAGGCATTCTTGGATAATGCTCATAATCCACGCCTGCCGTAGGCGTGGCTCCGGTTAGCGCACGTACAGCGGCGCTTTGGAACACAGGAATCAGATCAGGCCTGTAGTCCTCGTTGGTCTTGACGTCCATGTCCTTATTGAACAAGGCATCTTTGAAGTTCTGCCAGTACTGGGCAGCGCTCTCATCCTGCAGGACTTGGCCACGCGTGCGTTCCGCGTCCTGTACCGCTTGGTCTTCCGTCAGCACTTCGCGGATGAAGTCGTCAGTGGTTACTTCGCCGCCGTCGGCGAACTCATCAAAGTCATCAAACCGATCTGACACCGGAAGATCTTCTCCCTTTTCAACATCAGTGATCTGTATCTTGTCTTTGTCCCAAACAGCATAAGAAGTGCCGAGCTCGCCTGAGCTATCCACGGTGTCATCAACGTTCTTGACGACTAGCCCATCATGTCCTTTTGCCTTGGCTTCTTTGACCAGCTTGCCTAAACGAACTGCGTCGCCGACCTCCCCTTCAAAGTCCACAACCATTGGGTTTTCGAGCTTTAAGTCTGCTTTGAACAAGTCTCCAGCGGGCGCGTCATACAGGATCTCCCCGTACTCCCGCGGGTAACGATACTGTTGGCTAACAATATCGTTGTCGCTAAACCAAGTAACGCCTTCGACTTCTACTGCTTTTCTTGGATCAAGCGTGTTTACTCCGCGTGTTGGACTTCCGTGCATTAAACCTGTAAACCCAACATCGGTAGCCTGACCCGTGGTCCGTGATGCTTTAGTCCCGAAGTCCCAGCCCGGTGCGCCTTCTTCAAGGATCTTTATGATCTCCTCTTCAGGAACACCTTCTTCTGCCTTGCCTCGTGCATACACAGAACGCATGGCCAAGTCCTGTTCCTGCTGTTGTAATGCTTGCAGTTGTTTCTTAGCTTCGCCTCTGACGTTTTTTGGATCGCCTAACCCTGCGATTTCATCCCGAATAGCTGCCTTTTGAGCAGTGATACCTTCAAACAGATCAACGACTTTTGGACTCATGCGCGCGAGGCTCGCGGGCATGCGCGCTGCCATGCCGATGATAGGTAGCGTTCCCAATGCCTCGGCAGCAGATGAGCTACCAAAGCCAAGTGCAGAGAAATAATCCCCCGCAGCGAATGCCTGTTTGGCTTTGTCGAATGCTTCACCAGAACGCTGCGCGGAACGCGCTTCACCAAGGCCAGGCGTCATATCCGCAGTGATGTCGTATAAGAGCTTTGAGTAATCAGCCTGTGCTTGTGGACCTTGGGTCATGACCCCTTCTTCGCTAACAGCCAAGGGGTCGCGCTCGACTTCCCCGCCGTCTGCCATCTTACGCAGCAGCTCTTTGTATGCTGCACGGTTCATGTTAGATACCGAACCGCTTGGACTGTGCGAAGGCTAAGAAGTCCTGCGCCTTTTGCACTTGCTTCGGTGTTACGCCTGCACGTTGCG